TCATTCCCAACTTACTTCAAAGAAGTGATGAGTACTGTATTGATGGATATTCTTAAAGATGAGGATAAGGGTAAGATTGATGATTACATTCTTAGAAAGAAGGATGAGATGAAAACAACAAACTTCATCGATATCGCTAAGAACTCAGCAGTTAAGGATATGAGTAAGTATCAGTTTAAGAATCAGGCAATTGGTGAGTTTATGAAGGGAACACCCGCTCACGTTAAGGCAGCACTTACATATAACCAATTACTAAAGTATTATAATGCACCTTACAAATATGAACCAATGAAAGATGGTGATAAGATTAAGTGGGTGTATTTAAAAAATAATCCATTAGGATTACAATCCGTTGGATTGACTGGGTATAATGACCCAAAAGAAATATTAGATTTGGTAGAACAACACATCGATTATGATTTGATTTGGAAAAAAGAGTTAGAAAATAAGTTAGATGATTTCTACAAAGCAATGGATTGGGATAAACCAAATCCTAATATGGCAGCAGCATCAAAGTTTTTTGGATTTTAATTTGGATAATTCAAAAAGTTTTTGTATATTTGTATCATAAGTAAACAATAATAATTTAAAAGTATGAAGAAAAGTAGTATTGAGAGTTTCATCAACCGATATAATCTCGGCGGTGAAGTAGAATCGGTAAAGATTGAATCAACCGATTCTCAAATGAAAGTAAGTTTTATCTCAGATGATAAGACTTTGTTAGGAGATGTAACCTCAGAAGAAGGTGAGTTTCCAAATGGTGAATTTGGTATTTATACCACATCACAACTAAAAGCACTATTAGGTGTTTTAGAATCGGCTGTTGAGGTAGAATCTACCGATTCTTATATTAAGTTTTCAGATAAGGGAACTTCTGTAAACTATATGTTGGCCGACCTTTCAGTAATTCCTGTTGTTCCTGATTTGAAACAGATGCCACCATTTGATGCTGAAATTACATTGAATGAAGATTTTACATCTAAATTCATCAAATCAAAAGGAGCACTTAATGAATCTGATACATTTACATTTAGTTGTATTGGTGGTAAGGGTGAAGTTGTATTGGGGTATTCAACAATTAACACTAACCGAATCTCAATTTCAGTAGATTGTAAATGTGAGGGTGATATTCAACCAATTTCGTTCTCAGCAAAATACTTAAAAGAAATTCTAAACGCGAATCGAGGTTCTAAATCAGCAACATTAAAGATTTCATCACAAGGATTATCTCATATTTCTTTTGAAAATGATTTAATCAAAAGTGAATATTTTTTAGTAGAGGTAAAATAAATAATTAGGACATTGTATGAATTTTTGGGATACAGAGCCAGCAAAGCCAGAGTTTGATTTTGAAACACAAAAAAGATTGTTAATCGAAAATATGGATTACCTTTCTTCAATGAGTGTTGAAGAACAAACTCTATATAAGAAATGGGTAGAACTACAAGAACCATCTATGATTAGAGATAAATCACAAATTGCCTCTATGTATGATGTTCAATGGGCGCCTTCTGATATTAACAATTTGGAACAAACTATTAAAGAAATTGAAGAGTTAGAACCTTATGTTGAGATAGTTGAAGATGCTAAAGAAGCTACAAAGTGGACTTATATCCGAAAAATGATTCATACAATGTCCTTTGTTGCTAATCCTGGTCGTAATGTTAAAATCAATGTAAAAGATAGAAAGAGTGGTAAACTCTTAGGTCAAATATCATTGGCATCGGATGTTACATCAATGGCGGTTAGAGATAACTACATTGGGTGGACTAAGGATGATAAATTTAAAAAGGGTAAACTCAATCATACCACAATCGCATCTACTATTGTATGTACTCAACCATTGGGATATAACTTCTTAGGTGGTAAGTTAATTGCTATGATGACTACCGTACCTGAAGTTCGGAATTATTGGAAAGAAAAGTATGGACAAACTCTTATAGCAGTAGGTACTACTTCTTTGTATGGAATACATTCTCAGTATAATGGAATACCACATTTCAAAACGTTGGGTGAATCAGCAGGTAAGATTTCAATTAAACCTGATGATAAGTTCTATGACCCTTGGCATCAATGGTTGAAAAAAGAACGTTCTGAATGGTATCAACAAGCTATCACTAATGAGAGAATTCGTAATGGTAAGAATATGGGTACTGGCGAGGGTGCTAGTGGGCCTGTGAGTGGTATCAAACAAAAGATATTAGGGCAGATTCTAAAAGAATGTGGTATCAAAGCATCAGATTATCATCATGGTTTTAAAAGAGGTGTATATCTCGCTATGATATATGAAAACGGACCTGAGTTTCTAAGAGATGAAATCGGAGAAGATGAATTAAAGATGAAACAAAAGTTCGAAGAGGGTGTTGATTATATCAGTAAGTGGTGGAAGAAAAAAGCAATCAAACGATATACTAAACTACATTCTGAAGGTAGACTTAAACCAGAGAATTTATTTTACTTAGATGGTATTGGTAAAGATTGGGAAACTTTTAAAAATAACAGATTAAACGAAGTTGGAAGATAATGAATAAAAACGAAAATACTCTGTATGTAGAGAAATACAGGCCCGACACCTTAGAAGGATATGTGGGTAATGAGCATATTTTAGAGAAGGTGAAAATCTATATAGAAAATGAAGATGTTCCTCATCTATTACTATATGGGCAAGCGGGTACTGGTAAAACCACATTAGCAAAAATCATCACTAACCAAATAGATTGTGATGTGATGTATATCAACGCATCAGATGAAAACAATGTTGATACTGTAAGGGATAAGATTAGAGGGTTTGCATCTTCTATGGGATTCCGTAAATGGAAAATCATTATCTTAGATGAATCTGATTATCTTACACCAAATGCTCAAGCAGCACTTCGTAATTTAATGGAAACATTCTCTAAAACTACAAGATTTATTTTGACTTGTAATTATGTAGAGAAAATCATTGACCCTATTCAGAGTAGATGTCAAACATTTGGAATTACACCACCATCTAAGAAAGAAGTGGCAATTAGATTGAAAGAAATCTTAGATTTAGAAGGTGTTCAATATGAAATGTCAGATTTAGCTATCTTAGTTAATAGTGGATATCCTGATATTCGTAGAGTTCTAAATGGGGCTCAACGACAAGTGGTGAAGGGTGTACTTAAAATTGATAAACAAAGTACAGTACAGGCAAATTATATGGATGAAGTTCTAAACATTCTTAAATCAAATGGAAGTGTTAAAGAACTATTCACTAAAGTAAGACAGGTTATTGCAGATTCCAAAGTAAAGGATTATACACCATTCTACAGATTCTTATATGATAATGTAGATGATTACGCAAATGGTAAGGTGGGTAATACTATTCTGAAGATTGCAGATGGACAATATAAAGATGCATCTGTAGTGGATAAAGAAATCAATGTAATGGCAATGTTATTAGAAATTTTAATAGATATCAAACAATAATTAATTTAAAACGGAGAAATTATGGCAAATTCAAATGAACTATTTACTCAAATCAAAGACTTATTCGAAGAATTCGAAAGAGAACACAATGGTACAACTAAATCATCTAAAGGTAGAGCTAGAAAAGCTATTGGTGAATTGAAGAAGTTAGTAACTGAATACAGAAAAGCATCTGTAGAAGAAAATAAGTAATTATGAGTAAAGGAAAAGGAAAAGTTATTGGTATGAATCAACCAACACAACAAGCACCTAAAATGCAGATTGACCCAACTAAGTTGGATACGGTACGTTGTGAAAATTGTGATTCTATATTTTGGGAAGAGGTTACAATGTTTAAAGAAGTTCCAGCGGTAAAATCACCAAATGGACAAAAATCAATGTTACCAATTCCAGTAGTTAGATGTGCTGATTGTGGTAATGTTTCAGAGAAATTTCTACCTAAAGAGTTATTACCTTAATGGCTAAGAAAAAAACTGAAAATACGGTAAAGGCTAAAGGAATATTCGACCATCTGAGTGGTATAAAAGAAAAGAAAGTGGCTTGGGATTCTCTATCAGAGATGGATACGAAATCATTTTCACCTTTTATTATCAATAGATGGTTGAGTATGAATTTAGACCTTTTACCTATTATCAACATTCTTCAGAAATACACCATTGGTACTCTTAAAGAAAGAGAAGTGTATAAGTTATACTATGATTTTCTACCAAAAGAAAAAACATTTGATAAATACATCAAAGGTAAAAAGGAAGCAAAGTATAATAAAGAACTACTTAATCACTTATCAAATTGGTACGGTGTATCTCATAGGGAAGTTGAAGATTATTTAGAGATTTTATCAAAAGAACAAGTAATTGAAATTTTGATGAAATATGG